TGTTTTTAGACGACCAGCTACTCGATGACAAGAATATGCCAGGCGATACTTTAGGTGTTCGCAGACTTCAGACTCCCTTTGAGAATCTGTTTCCTCTGCGAAATGCCTTGATTAGTCACATTGGCATACTGAAACAAACAGGACAAAACTTTATTGACTCAAAAGGCGACCCCTTTATCTATGACAAAACCTTGATGTGCAAACTTAAATACTATAAGATTCGCAAGGTTGATAGAAAAGGGGTCGCTTGTCTTTTATGGGTCAAAGGAGTTTCTTTTCCGTTCACAATACCAAGACCGCCAGAGGATGGCAGGACTTGGGCGGGTATCTTACATTTAAACGAGATACCTTGGCTACTATACGAGTATTCCGAAGAAAAGCTCAAGGACACTCGCAGGAAAATATAGAGGATTATGGGTAAACGTAGTAAAACCTTGAATGGGTCAGGCTTAGAACTGGCTGAAATAGAACCTTTAACACGTAATCAATTAATCGCTTTTGAATCTAGTCAGAACCTAGTTCTACATGGGTGTGCAGGCACAGGAAAGACTTTTATCTCTTCCTATCTCGCATTTGACGACATGACAAAGAATATGTATGAAAAACTTGTAATCATACGAAGTGCTGTTCCTACTAGGGATATTGGTTTCTTGCCGGGCACAGAAAAAGAAAAAAGTTCAGTATACGAAGAGCCTTACAGAGACATTTCAATAGATTTGTTTTCTCGGGGCGATGCGTACCAGATACTCAAAACGAAGGGATTAGTGCATTTTATGACTACCTCTTATATAAGAGGTATTACACTCAGAGATGCAGTAATACTTATAGACGAGTGTCAAAACATGACATTTCACGAATTAGACTCTATTATAACAAGAGTCGGGGAAAACTGTAGAGTAATATTTTGCGGAGACTTCAAACAGTCGGATCTAAAACAGAACGGCATGGGGGAGTTTCTGGATATTCTGCACTCTATGAAAAGATTTGATTTTATAGAGTTTGGAGTTGAAGACATTGTACGAAGCGGTTTTGTAAAGGATTACATATTAGCGAGAGAGTATAAACAAAGCTTATGAAGGCTGTAATCAGCAATCGGATATACCTAGAAGTAACGGATGCGTATAAGGAAGTTCTCAGTAAAGAACTGACGTATACAATTCCGTCTTTTAGCAAGAATGATCCCCCTATAGTTATAAAGAATATGGCACGTATTAAAAGTAACTTGGTGAGTATACCGATTGGAAGAACGGATCTAATCCCAAGCGACTACGAAATAGTTGATAAGCGTGTCAACTTACCAGTAGACTTTCCTCAGTTTAAGTTCGACTTGCGGCCAAGCCAGAAAGAAGTTTACGATGAAGTCAAAGACAACTGCATAATAAACGCTTGGGTCAGTTGGGGAAAGACTTTTACAGGTCTTGCAATAGCTGGTAAGCTAGCACAGAAAACACTTATAATTGTGCACACAGTGCCACTAAGAAACCAGTGGGCAGCAGAGGTAGAAAAAGTATATGGAATTACAGCAGGTATTATTGGAAGCGGTAGGTTTGATGTTAGCAGTCCTGTGGTTATTGGGAACACTCAAAGTCTGTACCGTCGTATTCCAGATATACGTCGAGAATTCGGAACCGTCATCTTGGACGAGATGCATCATGTCTCGTCTCCAACGTTTTCGAAAGTAGTAGACACAAACTATGCCAGATATAAGATAGGTTTGTCAGGCACTATAGAAAGAAAAGATGGCAAACACGTAGTATTTCGTGATTATTTCGGGCAAAAAGTACATAAACCCCCAAAAGAAAACTATATGACTCCGAGTATACTTGTGTACCGCTCGGAAGTACGATTTATGGACGGAAGTAACATTCCTTGGGCAAATAAAGTAACGCAGCTAGCCTACAACGAAGAATACCTGCACAGTGTTGCACTTTTGGCCGCATTTTATGCCGAAAAAGGCCACAAAGTGTTGGTAGTAAGTGATCGAGTGCACTTTTTACAGACGTGCGCCGAACTGGCAGGTGAAAAAGCCGTATGTGTTACGGGGGAAGTCCCCCATGAGGAGAGAAAAACACTCATGTCTAAAATATCAGACGGAAAAGCTAATATTTTATGCGGAACGCAGGCTATTTTCTCAGAAGGCATCTCATTAGACGACTTGAGTTGCCTGATTCTTGGTACACCAGTAAATAATGAACCTCTGCTCACACAGTTGATAGGCAGAGTGATACGAAAGAAAGAAGGAAAGAAAAACCCAGTAGTCATAGACATACACTTAAAAGGGAATACTGCACGAAGACAGGCTTCCAACAGGATAGGGTACTATATGAAAGAGGGTTACCAAATACAGGAACTTTAAAAAAATAATTCTTGACATAACTTACATTTTTTGATATAATATGCTTCTATTTGACTGGAAAAAAATCTACGAAACTTGTGATGGAAACACATCCGAGGTCGTACGAGTTTTAAGGATGTTAGTAGAGAAACAGATACCCAACAATCGCTTTGATAAAATATACAAATATTCAAACTTGGACTTTACGGGTATGTCTTTTCTACTGCATCCTGACGTACTTTTATACAATGCGTATAAGTACAGCAACAAAGATATCTGCATATATGTGTCGATGGCAAGTCTTCGATCATACGCAGAGTATCTTACAAACCAAACAATACATTTAAACATCATGCACTTACCGCTTGATCCATATATGTATTTAGACAATAACAGCCTACTTCTTATAGCAGGTGAGAATATGCACTTTCTATATGAAGAAGCCAACCTTCAGGAGAACCACTAATGGCAATATCATTCAATCAGCAGAAGGGGTCTGCTCAAAAAACCTCTATCAGCACCTTTCAGTACAAAGATGGGGATAACTCTTTCCGTCTTGTAGGCGACATCCTTGCTCGCTATGTGTACTGGGTCAAAGGAGAAAACGATAAGAACATTCCTTTGGAGTGTCTATCTTTTGATCGCAATGCAGAAGCATTCAACAACAAAGAGAAGGATTGGGTTCGTGAGTACTACCCCGACCTCAAGTGTGGTTGGAGCTATGCAACCCAATGTATTGATAACGGAGAAGTAAAAGTTGTCAATCTAAAAAAGAAACTGTGGGAGCAAATCATAACTGCCGCAGAGGATTTAGGCGATCCTACCAGTCCTGATACAGGCTGGGAGATTAAATTTAAGAGAGTAAAGACTGGACCTCTTCCCTACAATGTAGAGTATCAGTTACAGCCTCTCAAGTGCAAGCCTAGTGCACTTTCGGACTCTGATGCAGCTCTTGCTGCTGATGTGAAGTCCATGGACGATGTGATGCCTCGTCCTACGCCAGATGCTCAAAAAGAGCTTCTTGATCGCATACGACAGGAGTCTGTGTCTGAAATTGACGAGACTCTTGAAGACGAGTTCAATGTAGCGTGATTCTGTTTACAGCAGATTGGCACATAAAACTGGGACAGAAAAATGTCCCAGTTGCATGGGCAAAAAACAGGTATGAATCTTTCTTTAGTCAGATACACGATCTAGAGAAAGAATGTTCTATGCACGTAATCGGAGGCGATCTATTTGATCGTCTTCCAACAATGGAAGAGCTAGAGCTTTACTTTTCTTTTATACGAAAAGTAACTATTCCTACTCTTATCTACGATGGCAATCATGAAGCAACGAAAAAGAATAAGACATTCTTCAGCCAGTTAAAACAAGTAAGTAGAGACATAAACCCGCTAATCCATGTAGTGGACTTTTCATATGTGGACAAAGATAAGGGATTTAGTGTGTTACCATATGCCGATTTACATAGGAAGGATAGCATTGAGTCTTTCAATGTGTCTATACCTTTATTCACTCATGTGAGGGGAGAGATACCGCCCCATGTTAAACCAGAGGTAGATTTAGATAGGTTTGATGAGTTTCCTGTAATTTTTGCAGGAGACCTTCATGCCCACAGCAACACACAGAGAAACATTGTTTATCCAGGCAGCCCAATGACTACATCCTTTCACAGAAATGAAGTAGAAACAGGGTATTTGCTTATAAATGATAAGGACTGGTCGTGGATGTGGGACAGGTTTAATCTGCCACAACTTTTGAGAAAGACAGTAACTAGCCCAGATAAGATGATTCCAAGTGAGTTTCATCATACGATATACGAGCTAGAGGGTGACATACAAGACCTCTCAAAAGTAAAAAACTCAGAATTGTTAGACAAGAAAGTTGTAAAGCGAAGTACAGAAGCAACCCTTGTGCTAAACAAAGAAATGAGTGTAAGTGAAGAACTGGCGGAGTATCTGGAATATATACTGGAACTTCCTAAAGATAAAATATCTAGTATTATAGGAACATTTAATGATTACTCTAAAACAGCTACAGTGGAATAACTGCTTTAGCTACGGTTCTGATAATGTTCTGAAGCTGGACGATAACACAGTTACTCAGATCATTGGAACTAACGGTACAGGCAAATCCTCTATACCTCTAATTATAGAGGAGGCGCTGTACAATAAGAACTCCAAAGGAATCAAAAAAGCAGATATACCAAACAGATATATTGGTAAAGGCTACAATATAGAGTTAGTTTTTACAAAAGATGAAGATACGTATGTAGTAAGTATCGACAGAAAGACAAGTGTAAAAGTAAAGCTAGAAAAGAACGGAGACGATATCTCCAGTCATACTGCTACAAATACGTACAAAACAATACAAGAGGTCATTGGAGTTGACTTCAAAACTTTTTCTCAATTAGTGTATCAAAACACGAATGCGAGCTTGCAGTTTCTAACCGCTACAGACACAAATAGAAAGAAGTTTTTAATCGACTTATTGCATCTAGAAAATTATGTTGAGCTTTTCGATATTTTCAAAGAGTCTGCAAGAGTAGTTTCTCTAGAAATTAACGGAATACAAGCAAAGCTCGATACGATAGAAAAATGGTTGGCAGATAACAAATTGGGGCATAGTAACATACTGCCCATGTTAGATTTACCAATTTCATCGGACGAAGATGAGAAGCAATTCCGTCATCTTACGAAAGAAATTGAAAATATTTCGGAGAAGAATAAAAAAATCTCTAAAAATAATCAGTTGAGAAGCCTACTCGGTCAAATTGATTTACAGGAGGCACAAAGCTGCACAGTAACTGAGAAGAAGTCATACGACTCTTTGCAGGCACAAGTGGGTACACATACTCAAGTCGCAGCGGGGTCTCAACGCCTTATAGAAAAGTTAAATAAATTGGGGGATGTTTGCCCCACCTGCGAACAGGAGGTAGATCCGACCTTCAAGCAGGCACTGGTGCAAACCGAAACCAAAAAAGTTACGGACGCGGAGAAAAAAATTGAACGGATTACAGAAGAAATTAGACGAATTAAGAATGACAATTCTGAGTTTGAAAAAGCCCAGAAGCTTGAAGCAGATTGGAAAGAACTTTATCGGAGTATTGACAAGTCTCTTCCGTCGACTTTGCTGGATAAGCAAGAGCTTGAAAGTCGGTTGGCGAGCGTTCGTGCTCAACTACTTGAACGAAAGAGCGAGTTGGAGAACACAGCAAAGGAAAATGAGCGAAGAACACGACACAATACTCGAATAACAGTAATTCAAGAGCAGACAGACGCATTTCTGAAAGAACTTGCTGAGTTTCAGGACGTACTCGGAAAGCAGGAAGGATTGCTGTCTAACCTTGAAATACTGAAAAAGTCCTTCAGCACGAACGGACTTCTTGCCTACAAGATTGAAAACCTTGTAAAAGAGTTGGAAGAACTGGCGAACACCTATCTAGCGGAGCTTTCCGACGGAAGGTTTACTCTTGAATTTGTAGTGTCTAATGATAAGTTAAATGTGCAGGTCGAAGACGATGGCAAAATAGTAGATATTCTCGCACTTTCTTCAGGAGAGCTTGCTAGAGTAAATACTGCCACGTTGATTGCTATTCGAAAGCTCATGAGTAGCATTTCGAAGTCTCGACTCAACATACTTTTCTTAGATGAAGTCATTGCAGTATTGGATGACACAGGGCGTGAGAAGCTCGTAGAAGTTCTTCTCAACGAAGATTTAAACACTTACATAGTTTCTCACGGTTGGACTCACCCGCTTCTTGAGAAAAAAGAAGTAGTCAAAGAGGAGAACATAAGTAGATTAGAATGAAATATTTAATTATTTTATTATTACTTGCAGGCTGTGCAAACAGACCTGCTACAACGGCAACAAAACAAGCAAATCTTGTAAAAGTCTGTGATACTTTTGGATCTGTAAGGCATTGTGAGATGATGACAGAGGAAGAAGCACAGATGATTATAAACAGAAGAATAATACAAATGAGAAATAGATCAGGAAGGTGGTAATGGCGTATAATGTTATAAAAGAGCACATGGCAAAGTATCTTGAAGGACAGATTGCAAAACACACAATAAATGCACAGGTTTTTATGAAAAGCCCAGTAGGTGTGGCAGAACACCCTGATACGATGGCAACAATAGAAGAAGAACTCGGAAAAATAGCAGAGTTTCAAGACAAGCTAAATGCCCTAAATGAGATAGGCTACGACTATCCAGAACCGGAAGAAAGCTATACAGAAAGATGGCAGAAGTCTGAATGGTAGATAGCAGAGCAAAAGGAGCTCGTGGTGAGTACTTAGTACGAGACTTACTGAGACAGCATACAGGTCTTCAGTTTGAGCGTGTACCCATGTCAGGAGCTTTGGAGTATTTGAAAGGGGACTTGTATGTTCCAAACGAAAAGAATTTTTTCTGTATTGAAGTGAAGAACTACGCAGAAAGTCCTCTTTCGGATAAAATACTCTCACAGATAAAAACGAACAACTTGTTGAGATGGTGGAGAAAGCTGGTTACACAGGCAATAGCAGGGAAACAGCGTCCCTTACTGTTTTTTAAATACAACAGATCAAAGATATATGTCGGTACAGAAGTAGAACCACAGTACACAAGTTACATTTATATTAGCGACATAAACTGCTATGTTTCTATAGCAGAACCGTGGCTACAACTAGAAAAGGTAGAGTTTATAAATGGCACTTAGCTTTAATTCACA